GGGCAGCAGGCAGGTGTGTCAATGTTTTAGAAGAGATTCGTATGGTTGGCCACAACCGCCACGATGTGCTGAATACGATCAAGCCATACATCACCAATGATCAGGTTACCATACACCCGAAAGGCGTCAATGAGTACGTGGCACCAAATACGGTCAACTACATTGCCTTTACCAACCATCATGATGCTCTGCCTTTAGAGGATACGGACCGTCGTTGGTGGGTTCAGTTCACACCTTTCAGTGATCAAGAAGAACTGGCAAGAGTGGCTGACAGCAACTACTTCAGCAGGCTGTTTGAGTCTATTGCCAACCATGCACCTGGCCTTAGAAAGTGGCTGCTTGAGTACATGCCTGTAGACGCATTCAACCCGAAAGGCCAAGCACCTACATCTTTTGCTAAAAATCAGATGATTGGTTTGAACACGTCTGATGACTTTGAGACTATAAAAACCTTGCTTGAAGAGGGTGGATACGGCTTTAGCAAGGAGATTTTCTCGAGCAGGCACCTCACAACAGCTATGAGTTTTGTTGAAGATGCCGAGGTTCCTAAGGGCAAAGCACTCAATAAAATGCTCATGAAACTAGGCTATGTGAAGCTTGAAAAGTCTGTAAAATGGAAGGGCAGCATGTGTCAAATCTGGTTCAAGAAGATAGCGATAAAAGACCTTCAAAAAATGGAAGCTGAAGAAGTCAACGTCGTTGTTAGAAAAAAATTGGACGAAACAGATGAAAAAGATCTTTTAGAATGATTTTACCTAATCCTATCCTCAACTTTATCCTCAACGCGATCTCTTTTAAGTTGTTGATTCTATTAGCTTATCTACTCTATAGGATAGAGGATAGAGTAAATGTATATAAAGTAGATGGCCGGAATGCATATATAGAATAAAAAAAAAGTATATATACCACCGGTGGCCGGTTGGTTTTTTAAAACTCGATCCTCGATCCTCTATCCTCAAAAGATGAAAATTAAGCCAAAAAAATCTGAGTCAAGTGAGCAAACCGTACTAGTTGCCAGAGTGCGCAATTTCCATCCTGACCTGGTTTTTATGAGCATCCCGAACGGAGGTAAGAGAGAGATCCGCGTAGCTGCGCAAATGAAGAGGGAGGGAGTCCTGGCAGGAGCGCCTGACCTGTTTCTCGCAGAGCCACGGCAAAACAAGCACGGCCTGTTCATTGAGATGAAAAAGATCGGCGGTAAGACTAGCAGCAATCAAAATGAGGTGATCGATAAGCTGCGTGCAAAAGGCTACGAAGCTTTTGTGTGCGAGGGAGCTGACGAGGCTTACGGCATGCTGCTGACCTACGTCTATGGTGATCAGCCTCCTGAGTGGCTCAAGCGCTTTGTGGTGGTTCGTGGCAAAAGCTAGGATGGTTCACAAAGGTTTGCTTCTGTGCTAAAATCTAAAGTAGAACGTCTGGCCGAAGGGGTTTGATTTATGACACAACTACGACAAAAAGGCACGCCTGGTAATAAACCGGGCTCGGCTAAAATGCCTGGCTCAGGTAGAGCTGCAGGCACGCAGAACAAGATCACGCTGACAGCAAAGGCTGCGATTGCAGAGTTTGTCGACGGCAATGCGCACCGTTTAGCTGGCTGGCTTGATCAGGTGGCAAACGGCCGGCTGCTGATGGACAAAGACGGCAAGCAAGTTTATGATGGTCAAGGCAACATGGTCTATGAGATCAGGCCAAACCCTGAGAAGGCATTCAACTTGTTTCAAAGCGTGGTCGAATATCATGTGCCGAAGCTTGCACGCAGCGAGATCAGCGGGCCAAACGGCGGTGCAATTGAGACCTCGGTTGTTGATCTTAAAGGACTGAGTGACACGGAGCTTACGCAGATGCAAACCTTGCTGAGCAAAGCTGCAAACCCTGAATGAACTCTCCTTTGGATCACAAAGCTCTGAGCGAGATGATCGCCAAAGAGCAACTGAGACGAAAAGCTGAGAGCAACCTTTACGAATTTGTCAAGCAAAGCTGGCATGTTGTCGAGCCAAGCATTCCATTCATACAGAGCTGGCACATTGAAGAAATTTGTGAGCACCTTGAGGCCATTACTCTTGGTGACATAAAGCGGCTGCTGATCAACATCCCACCTCGCCATTCCAAGTCAACCATCGTCTCGGTCATGTGGCCTGCTTGGGAATGGATCGTTCACCCTGAGCAAAAGTTTCTGTGTGCTTCGTATTCAGGCAACCTCAGCACTCGTGACAACCTGAAGACCCGCCGCTTGCTGCAATCAAACTGGTATCAAGACAGGTGGAAGCACATGTTTGAGCTATCAGGCGACCAGAATGCCAAGCAGCGGTTCGAGAATGACAAGACCGGCTACCGCTTGGCAACTTCGGTCGGTGGCACGGCAACGGGTGAAGGCGGATCTCGGTTGATACTTGACGACCCGCACGGTGCGCAAGCTGCCCAGTCTGATGTCATGCGCAACTCTGACCTTGAGTGGTTTGACATGGTGTGGTCAACCCGGCTCAACAATCCAAAGACCGATGCCATGGTCACCGTTATGCAGCGGCTGCACGAGCGTGACATTAGTGGCCACATCCTGGATGATATCAAAGGCTGGGAACACATCTGCATACCGGCTGAATGGGATGGCAAGTCACGCAAGACCGTGCTTGGTCCTTACGACCCACGCAAAGTTAAAGGCGAACTGATCTGCCCTGAACGGTTTGGCAAGAAAGAGATCACCAACCTGAAGCAACTGCTAGGAGCTTACGGCACAGCGGGCCAACTGCAGCAAGATCCGGTTCCTAGCCAAGGCGGTATCCTTAAGACTGAGTTCTTCAACTTGTGGCCCTCAACCTCCGGTCTGCCACCATTCGAATACATCCTCCAGTCGTATGACTGTGCATTCACAGAGAAGACGACCGGAGACCCTACTGCGTGCACAGTTTGGGCCATGTTCACACACAAAGGTGAACGCAATGCCATGCTGATCGATGCATGGGACGAACACCTCAGCTACCCTGACCTGCGCACAAGAGCAATCAAGGATTGGACAACCGAGTACGGCGGTATGACCAAAGACTCACCATATTCTCGTGCCAGAAGGCCTGACAGGATCCTAGTCGAAGCAAAAGCCAGCGGCCAGTCCTTGCTACAAGACTTGCGATTAGCTAAAGTGCCGGCTGTGGGCTATAATCCAGGACTAGCGGATAAAGTATCTCGTGCTCATCAAGCAGCTCCGACTTTGGAGTTAGGGCTGTTGTGGGTACCCGAATCAGGCAAGAACCCTGGGCAGTCTGTCAGTTGGGCAGCAGCTTTCCTTAAACAACTGGGCAAGTTCCCGGTAGCGGAGCATGACGACTATGTTGACACGTTTACGCAGGCTGTTATCTATCTCAAGAATGATGGATGGTTTGAGCTACCTCAAGCAAAAGATGTTGACGAAGTTCGCATTTCTAACAAACCGAGGATAAATCCGTATGCTGCCTAAAAAACCTGTCTGGGAAAAGAAACGTCCAAAAGATCTTGGCGAGAGCAAACCACTCTCCTCTAAAGCCAAATCATCGGCTAAGTCTGCTGCAAAGAGTGCCGGCCGGGCTTATCCAAATCTAGTTGACAACATGCGAGCAGCGAGGAAGAAATGACCCAACGCGTTGACAAAGACAGCTTGCCGCTGAACCAACCTCGGCGCACTCCTGGCCATTCGACCAAGTCGCACATTGTGAAGACAAAGGTAGATGGCAAGGAGAAGATTATCCGTTTTGGCCAACAAGGCGCAAGCACTGCAGGCAAACCTAAAGAAGGTGAGTCTGAGCGTATGACTGCAAAGCGCGATTCATTTAAAGCACGGCACGCAAAGAACATTGCTAAAGGCAAAGAGTCTGCGGCTTATTGGGCTGACAAAGTTAAATGGTGATGTATGGCTAATGAAGACCTTTCACGTCCTTACGTTGGTTACAGATCTGCAGGCCGTAGGCCTGAGTCACAGAACGACCGTATTGCTTCTGCCAATGCACCTTTGAGTGCTGTGCGTGGCTGGCTTGCTGGTACACTCGGCTTGCCAGGAGACATTGAAAGCTTAGGCCGCATGCTCATTCCTGGTGTCAGCAATGAGTCTTACATCCCAAACTCAGAGTACTTCCGCAAAGTGCTGCCTATGCAAAGCCTACAAGAGACGCCTGTAGGCAGTGCATTTACTGAGCTAGGTGGCTTAGCTGGCGGTGCAGGCTTGATGACCGCAGGTAAAGTTGTGGGCAAAGGTGCTATGGCCACAGGCCGTGCGGGTGAACGCATGGCTGAAAAATATGTGCCTCAGATTATGAAGAGTGGAGGCTTAGGCGCAAGTGTGTTGCAAGGGCTGGCTCAAGGCAGTCGGTCTTACGCAGTGAAACCTAAAGGTGGCAACTGGGCACCTGCCATGAATACAAAAGACAGCGTTGAGTCTTCGCTCCAACCTTTGAAGGTACAAGGTCAAGGTATTTTTGCAGGTCCTCTTGACACTTCTGATAAAGCCGTTAACAAATGGCTTGACACCAAGCTAGACAAGTATATCCGCAATGACTTGGGTACACCCAACGACCCAATTCGACTTGCTCACGAGAAAGGTTTCTCGCATTTCCCTGGCGATCCTGCAGGAGAATATGGACAATGGCTTCCTGAAGACACAGCCGCAATGCGTCGTAAAGCAGGCTACCCTGAAGAAGGGTTTGCAGTGCAGAAGCACGCTGAGGCCGGTTACCCAGCAAATATGGAAGCCAACACTCGCAAAGCAGAGTTATGGGAAAACCTTGCAGACACGGAGATTACTTCTACTCCTGCAGGGTCTTATCAAGAGCAGCTACGCACATTGCGTGATTTTCCAAATAGATCTATTGACAAATGGGAAGACTGGGCTTTAACTAAACAAGCTGAGCAAAACCCTTGGATTGATAAGCTTGACCCTGAGACTCCAATTTACAAAATTGGCAGTCCTAATGAACTTAACACTACTCTTGGCTTTGGCCACATGACAGACGAGATTCGTAACATGCTCGACTCCCAGTCAGGCTTGCCTACAAATTTGCGTTTAACTCCAAATCAACTTGATAAGGTAACGGTTGAGCAAATGGTAGAAAAAGTTGACAAGGTCAACAAATGGCGTGCTGAAGAAGCAGCTAGAGCCGAATTGGCCGGAATGTCAGATAATTTAGCGGCTACTCCTAGATTTCAAGATCCGACTACGCAATTGTCATTTGTCGACAAACCTGGTATGACTTGGGTTGATATTCCTGCAACGACAGACGAAACAGCAAAGAAGCTTTGCACGACAATTGGTAAGCAAGCCGGCTGGTGTACTGGAGGAGATAGCCTTGCTAAGTCTTATGGGTCAGGTGAGAACCGGCTGACTACTTTGCTAGATACAGAAGGCCGTCCTCACGTTCAAGCAATGTTAACCGATAGCCGCGTAGACCCAATCTCTGATAAGTTTAAAGAACTAGACACGGACACAATGCGTGAAATTAGAGAAGCAGCGCAAGTCCTTGACCCACGCGGCGTTGAATGGGGTCCTCAAGGCAAGTTTGTTTCAGGAGAAGAAGCAGACTTGCGCAAGAAACTTATTCGAGACGAAACGCTCAAGCGTTTTCCGGAATGGGCTGAACTTAAAGCTCCCGTGGACATTAAAGAGTTGAAACCTGTAGGCAATGAGTTTGAGAGTGACCGTGCCAGAGAGTACGCAAAGCGAGATCCAGAGTACAAAGCAAAAATTACAGACTCAGTGCTGAAATTTTTGAATGCCGGTGAATGGGGTAAAGTAAAAGACCTTAGTATCTACGACGTCGTAGACTTGCAAGATCCTGACTCTGTTTACAGGGGTATCAACACTTGGTTCTCTGACGACAAAGGTCGCATCAAGCAAGAAGCTATAGACATGTTTAACGAAGCTGTTAGCTTAAAGCCAGACACTCAAAGGTTTATGACATCGAGTCAACTACGTGGATTTATAGATCCTAATTTTGCTAAACCTGAAGGCTTTGCTCAAGGCGGCAGCGTGTCAGCCTATGATCCAATCCGGATGGATGAGATCATGAACAGCATTAACACACCTCAGAATTATGATGAAGGCGGTGAGGTAAAAGGGCCTAGCATGGAGTTCAGTGAAAACCCAGAAGCGTTGCGCCTTTACCAACATGCAATGAGGCAGACTCAAGCCAATAGAGAAGAATCCGGTTCTAGTGTCGGCACTGGAGTACGTACTCGTGTCGGAGGTGGCGACTTGAGTGCAGGCATTGACATGAACCGCATGACTCAAGGCCAACAAGATCAACTGATGAAGTCTCTTGCAGCCAATTACAACGTCAATCTAGGCGATGTGAACTTGAATGCAAGAGTCCAAAAACCTCTTGATGCAAAAGACGTTTACGTTGGAATGCTTAATGGTTCAATCCCAATTGGAGAAGGCCGTGCAATGCTCGGCATTCAAGGGGTCAAAACTCCTTATGGCAGTGAGGTGCTAGGTTACAACGCAGGATACACAGGCAAAGTAGGTCCTGGCAATTTGAGTGCCAATGTGAATATGCCTAAGCGCGGAAGCAAATCAGCACAATTACAGTATCAAATTCCTTTTGCAGAAGGCGGCAGCGTGTCAGTCTACGATGCAACCAAAATTGATGAGATCATAAATGGCATCGATGAGCCACGAGGTTACGATGAAGGCGGCTCAGTGCGTGCATCAGAAGATACAAAAGCAGCGTTTGGCATTTACCCTAAGCAGCGGGCAAAGCCAAGCTCTAAAGAAACCAAGGCAGCAGCTACTGAGGCAGCACAGTTTGCAGCAGAGATGCTGATTCCTCAGACGCCAATAGATACTGGCTTGATGCTGATACCTGGCGGCAAGATTGCTCGTAAGGCCGGTGCTGCGCTGATTGCCCTCGATGCAGGCGATGCACAAGCAGGTGGCTTGTCTTCTTTGATAAAACTTTTATCTAAAGAAGCACCTGCTCAAGCCAAGTCAATTAGAGAAGCATTGGGCAGAGCATACACAAAAGACGTTGAGCATTCTGTTGTGGGATCTAGCGATCGAGGTCCTGCCGGTTCAATTATGTCAGGCGATTGGGATTCTGTACAACCAAACCAATTGGACATTCAGCGCGCATTAAAAAGTGATAAGTCAATTGTTGATTTTCACACACACCCACAAGGAGGCCAGGCTGCTTTTGACATTGCACCAAGTGAGTCAGACTTTAGATTTTATTCAAATGAATATTTTCCAGGAGCCAAAGGCCGTGAACTAAGAACTATCATTGCCTCACCTGCTGCAAATAGAACTCCAACGTCTTATTCTTTTTTTGCTACAGACAATCCGAGCAATGTGTTTGACAGACGTACCATGAACAATGCTGTCTATGAACTACAGCGTGCAGGATCTAAAGGTACTTTCAAGTCAGTCATGGATGATCCAAGGTTTCGTGAATACTTTGATGCAGGTGGAACCATGGGTGAACTTGCAGGAAATATTGCACCTCTTTCACTTTTAGATTTACGTAAAGCACAAAATTTAGGAAGAGGTGAATTAAAACTAAGCGGTAAACAGTTGTCTCAAAACAGGGATTCATCTAACATTGAGTTGTTTAACATGATGAACCCACAAGCCGTAGAGTTTTTAAAGTCCAAAAAGTTTGCAAAAGGTGGCAGTGTTTCAGCCTATGATCCTGACCAAGTAGATGCAATCGCTAACCAGTTTATGTGAGGTAAAGAATGGCAACCAAAAGACTAGAAAACGAATTGCCTGAAGGCGAAACTGTAGAACTTGAGGACGTTGACAACGAAGTTGAAGACACTGAAGACGGCGGTGCTATTCTTCGTGAGAAAAACGATACAGACCATGCAACTAAGTTGGCACACTTTGCCAACATTGTTGACGAGGTTGATCAAGACTTGCTCAAGACTGCCATTACCGATCTTATGGAAAAGATTGGCAATGACAAAGAAGCTCGTGAGAAGCGTGACAAACAGTACGAAGAAGGCTTGCGTCGTACTGGTCTAGGCGATGATGCACCAGGAGGGGCTCAATTCACAGGTGCAAATAAGGTTGTGCACCCGATGTTGGTTGAAGCTTGTGTAGACTTCTCTGCTCGCTTCATGAAGGAAGTGTTCCCGCCAGGAGGTCCTGTTAAAAGCAAGATCAACGGCGAACGCGACAAGTCTAAGATTCAGAAAGCTACGCGCAAGACGGAGTTCATGAACTGGCAGACGACTGAGCAGATGGTTGAGTTCCGTGGTGAGCTAGAACAGCTTAGCACGCAGCTACCACTTGGCGGCGGTCAGTACATGAAGTTCATGTGGAACCCGTTGCATCGCCGTCCAAACTCTGAGTTCATTGCGATCGATGACATCTACTTGCCTTTTGCAGCAACTAACTTCTACACTGCAGAGCGCAAGACCCACGTACAGTACATCACCAAGTTTGAGTATGGCCGTAGGGTTAAATCAGGCATGTACATCGACGTTGACTTAGGAGTTCCTGATGATCCTGAGTTCAGCAAGTCAACCCAGGCTAACGATAAAATCGAAGGCCGTAAAGACCTGAGCTACAACGAAGATGGTCTGCGCACCATCTACGAAGTTTACACCTACCTTGACTTTGGAGATGGCCCTGAGCCGTACATCCTAAGTATTGACAAGTCGACTGACATGGGCTTAGGCTTATACCGTAATTGGGAACCTGATGACAAGCGCCAGCTTGAACTGGATTGGATCGTAGAGTTCCCATTTGTACCTTGGCGTGGTGCTTACCCAATCGGTTTGACACACATGATTGGCGGTTTGAGTGGTGCAGCTACAGGTGCTTTGCGTGCCTTGCTTGACTCGGCTCACATACAGAACGTGCCTACGCTGCTTAAGCTTAAAGGCGGCCCTGGCGGTCAAACTCTAAACGTCCAACCGACTGAAGTGGTCGAGATGGAAGGCGGAGCATTGATCGATGACGTGCGCAAGTTGGCTATGCCAATTCCATTTAATGGAC